TTTGGCCTAAGTTGGCTCATATTGGAGAGCAGGAGATATTGAATCAGGAGATATATATATTGTCTTCTGATCGTGAAGGTACTTTTGGTTATGCACCTCGATATTCTGAGTATCGTTATGAGATGAGTCGTGTTGCAGGAGAGATGCGAGATGAGCTTTCTTTCTGGCATCTCGCACGTATATTTGGATCTGAGCCTGCTTTGAATGAGGATTTTGTTTACTGTAATCCCTCGGCTCGTATTTTTAATCTTCTTTATGAAGGAGGAGATGGTTCTGATTATACGGGAGATCAGATATATGGTATGATTCATAATAACGTGTTTGCTTCTCGGTTGATTCCGAAGTATGGTAGACCTATGTTGTAAGTTATGCCTTGTGATACTCCTATATTTGTAGAGAATGTTCGGGAATTCGAAAGGATTCCCGTTCCTTGCGGTAAATGCCCACCGTGTCGTAAGAGACGTGTGGATGAATGGGTATTTCGTATGCTCCAGGAAGAAAGGCGTAGTAATTCATCGCATTTTGTTACGTTGACTTATGATTCGTTTTCTATCCCTATTAGTCCGAATGGTTATCGGACTTTAAAGAAGAAGGATTTTCAGGATTTTATGAAACGTCTCCGTATGATGGCTAATTTTGATGGCATAAAGTATTATGCTGTTGGAGAGTATGGAGAGAAAAATTTAAGACCTCATTATCATGCGATTATTTTCAATTGTAAGACGGCTGTTTCGTACCAGTCTGCTTGGTCTTTGCCAAAGTCTAAATGGATGGCTAAGTATGATCCTGGCTACGATCCCTATCCGGATCTTGATTCAGAGGAAAGGATCTCACTCGGTACTGTACATGTCGGAACCGTGTCAGGAGATTCTATTGCATATACGGTTAAGTATCTCGACAAGAAGCGGCGTAAAGTTAAGCATAGTCGTGAGGATTTTAAGACTGAGTTTAGTCTCATGTCTAAGCGGCTTGGTGACAATTATTTGTCTCCTGGTGTGCTTGCTTACCATCGTTCTCGTCCTGGTGAGTTTTTTGTAGTTCGTGATGGTGGACATAAGGTTGCTATGCCGCGTTATTATCGGGATCGGATATGGATTGAAGATCATGAGAAGGAGCGTAATTTGCATATTGTTCATGATGCGATGTTGGATATTGAGAAAGATGAAAAGGATTGGTGTAAGCGTAATGGCAAGAATTATGCTATGTTGAAACGTGGTCAGGTGAAAAGCCGTAAGGCTCATTTTGATAAGTATAACTCTAAAAAACGTAGATTATGAGTAAGAGTAAGAAGAAGGTTGTTGAATTTCGGGCTGCTTTGTATAGAGGTCAGACCTCTTATGAATTAGGTATGCATGCCTGTGATGTTGAATATCCGAATTCGGATTCTATGACTGTGCCTGATATGGTTGATCCTCTTGCCACTTTACTTGGCAAGTTAGTTAGGGGCCAAGCTGTTCCTATTAATGAAGATCCTTATTATCATGGTGATCTTCCTGATCTTGATAGGATGGATAAGGTAGATCGCGAAATGTATAAGCGCGAAGTTTATCAGCGTATTAAGGATGCGCAGCAGACGATTAAGGAACGCCAAGAGGAGAGCAAGCGTTTACAAATAGCTGATCAACGAGCGGAGATTGAGCGTCTACGTAAAAAGGAGGATGCTGAAAAAGACATACCTCCTGAGAAGCCTGTAGATGGACTCTAAGGCGTCTTGTTTGACGTTTTTCCGTCAAGAAACCTTTTACAACTTACATTCACAGTTGCCAGGGGGTTGAAGGGGGATGCATAGTCCCCCTGGCTCTTCTGAGATGGACCATATGGCTAGAGGTGCAAGGCCATTGGCATGAGGTGCGTTTGGATCTTGATTCTTTTTTTCGTATATATATGTATTGTTTAATGTTTAATTCTTTGACGTAATGGCACAGACAAGGCGATTTGAAATCGTTAATTCCGCAGGACGTGTTTTGTTTTCTGCGGCTCGACCTCGGTTTGTGAGGAGATGGTTTACCAACAACTCACAGAGCTTACCTGCTGGTAATTATACCTTCAGGCGTATTATTTCTAATTACAATTTTAACCGTCGAACTTCTCTTGAGGATTCTCAAGGTGAATGGGTTGACAAAACCTTAACCGTGTAAATTATGAAAATCTCTATGAATCAGGGCGATTTGGCCCTGATGTTAACTGTTTTAGACAAGGAGGCGTATAATGCTTCTTATTTTGATTCTGCTCGTACTGATGATGATCGTTATGTGGAGTCGCTTGAAGCTATAATTCGGTTGCATTGTCGTATTATGGAACAGAATTTTCCTGATGATGTCGAGTTTTTCTTAGAGCGCAATCCGCATTTGGTTCATTGTTTTGAAGCGGCTCGTAAGGAGATGAAAATGAGTGATTCTGAAGTAGAAGTCCAGTATTAATTCTCTTGATGTATTAATGCTGGATGACAAGTCATTGATAATCAATGAGTTATGAAATTGAAAAAGAAACAACGTAAGTTGAAGCCGCGTCCTGGACAGAAAGTTCAATTGACTCTGTTTTCAGTTGATGCGTTTAGTGTTAAGTCTCAACGTTTAAAATCTAATTGATATGCCTATTCCTGCCGCTGCGGTAGCTGCTGGTGCTGCTGCTGCTAGTAATCAACTTGGAACTGCCTTGAATTTTTGGCAGACCAATCGACAGAATCGTTTGTCTCGTGATTTTTCGCGTGAGATGTATGGTAGACAATACAATGATAATATCCGTTTTTGGGAGATGCAGAATGCTTATAATGATCCTAAGGCGCAGATGCAGAGGTTACGTGATGCTGGATTGAATCCTGCTATGATTTATGGAGGACAGGGTTCCGGTGCTGCTGGTCAGAGTGGTCCTTTACATTCGCCTTCTGCTATGTCGGCTCGTTTTGAGCCTGCGGATTTTTCTAATCTTGGTCGGATTGTTTCGGATTATCAACAGGCTGAGTTAATGGTTAAGCAGGGTTCTATGATGGATGCCCAGACGTTGCTTACTTTGGAGAAAGCCGCTTTGACTGGTAGTCAGACCGAGTCTACGGATTTTAAGAGAAAGATGGATATGGATTTAGAGACTGTTAGTAAAGATTTGAAGCGTGAGACATTACAGAACATTAAGACCCGTAATAGGTTCCTTCTTACACAGGAGGAAAGAAATGCAGCGATGCATGAGAAAAGAATATCTGAGGCAATCGAGCGTATTGCTAAGATCCGTATGGAGAGAAAGGATATTTTGCCTGCGAGAAAGAGGCAAATTGAGAAACAAATTGAGGTTATGCAACAGGATAAGATGATTAAGTATTATGAAAAGAGGTTGCGTGCGAAAGGTTTGTCTTTTAATGATCCTCGTATATGGAGAATGATTGCTACTGTTACTGATAAGATAATGGAAGGAGGTAAGTTATCTCCTGGTGTTCGTAAGATATGGGATCAGACTATTGATGAGTTATTTAAAAATCTTTAATTATTATGCCTTATAAAAGATCGAATCGTGGCTATCGTAAAAGAGGCCGTAAGCGTAGAAGTAGGAGACGCTTTAAAAGATCCTACAGAGTTTCACGCGGTGGTACCGCATTATAATGTTAGTTATGGCACAAGATCATGTATTTAATTCCGTTTTAGTTCAGAGGCCAAATCGTAATACTTTCGATTTAGGTCATTCTTTGAATGTGAGTTTTAATATGGGTACTTTGGTTCCTACTGCTTGCATTAACGTGCTTCCTGGAGATAGGTTTAATATTAATGTTGAGAATCTTCTTCGTTTTGCTCCTTTGATTGCTCCTATAAATGCTGTAGTGAATGTAACCACTTTTTGGTTTTTCGTCCCTTCCAGGATTCTTTGGGAAGATCCTCGTGAGTATGAAGATTGGATGACTAATATTCAGGGTACCCAAAAGGCTCCGACTATTCATACTGTTGGTAATGATAATACTGGCAAGCTTATGGATTATCTTTATGGTATTGAGGCGTTACCCTCTGGTGCTGAATTATTGGCTGAGCCTATAGCTGCTTATTGTAAGATTTATGATGAGTGGTTTCGTAACCAGAATTTGACTACTACCGATACTTTTACTCCGCTTAATGCTGCGACTAATCATGCTTCGTTTTATTCTGCGTTTTTGCAAGGTGAGCCGTTTAGGCGAACGTGGGAAAAGGATTATTTTACTTCTTCTTTGCCTTGGGCACAGAAAGGTGATGAGGTTACTCTGCCGTTATTGGAGTCTGGATCTGCTAATGTTGCTTATAATAATAGTCCGGCTGATGGATTGATTCGTGATGTTGCTACAGGTAATGTTTTTAGTGGTTCTCCTGTTACTCTTGACGTGGATGGATCTGGTGTTATGCGCGCTGGTGGTAGTGTTGATGTTTTTTATGATCCCAATGGTACATTGAGTGTGGATATTAATGCTGCTGCTGCTTCTATTAATCAATTGAGAGAGGCTTATCGTTTACAGGAGTTTTTGGAACTTGATGCGATGGGAGGAACTAGGTATACAGAGCAGATTTATACTCATTTTGGTGTTAAGAGTCCTGATTCTCGTCTTGGTAGACCTGAATTGCTGGGTCGTTGGACTGGTAGAATGGCTATTTCTGAGGTTTTGCAGACTTCTGCTCCGGCTGCTGCTGCTAGTCCCGGTCAGACTTTTAAGGATACTCCGCTGGGAAGTATGGCAGGGCATGGTATTAGTGTAACTGGCGGAAGGCCTATATCGTTTTATGCTACTGAGCATGGATGGCTGCTTGGTTTGATTAATGTTCAACCTAAGCCTGTTTATCAGCAGGGACTGGCTCGTAAGTTTTCTAAGGTGTTTCCGCTTGATCTATTTTGGCCTAAGTTGGCTCATATTGGAGAGCAGGAGATATTGAATCAGGAGATATATATATTGTCTTCTGATCGTGAAGGTACTTTTGGTTATGCACCTC